ACGACTCTGAGACTACACCTTCTTCTACGGAAGAGTCAAGTGATGGATCAAAAGCCCAAACAGGAATCTTTGACCGAGCCGTCACTCTCAAGGATGCACGAGACTGGATCTCCGAAACAGGAGACAACCCAGACGACTACAACCTATCTATCCGCTCCAGCGCATGGGCCGGAGGCAAATACGCCAACCGCATGGCCGCGTCCCCCAAGAATAAGCCAGGAGCCGCAGGGGCTATCGATCTAGTTGCCCTAGAGGACATGGTAGATGGTACCGCGATCCTGGCACAGCTACGCGCCGGGCGCACTTCGACATGGACTCGCCCTGAGGCAGGATCCGGAACCTTCGTGTTGTCCTTCAACGACACGCAGTTCGGAAAGTCCGAGGGTGGAGGCACGCCAGCCACTCTCGCGCGGTTGGATAAGTGCATTCGTCTTGCCATCGCGCGAATCGAGGAGTTGCGGGCCAGTGGTCGTGAACTCGGGACGCTTGTCATCATCGGAGGCGGTGACATTGTTGAGGGTTGTGTCATTTATGCTAACCAGTCCTACTCTCTCGATCTAGATCGTCGTGGCCAGATCAACACCGCTGTTGCGGCTATTCTGGATATGATCGACAGGCTAGCACCGATGTTCCACGATGTCAAACTGCTGGTGGCCCGAGGCAATCACGGTGAAAACCGGATCAACGGCAACCGTACCACGCTCTACGACAACGACGACACCCTTGTGTTTGAGATGGCGCAGATTGCCACAGACCGGGACCCGGCACTCAAGCATGTGACGTACGTTATTGCCCAGGACGAGGCCGGTGTCTGTCTTGACACCTCCGGCTGGCGTCTGGGAACGACCCACGGTGATGTGTACGGCAAGGGTGGTGTTGGTGCCTCGATTGACAAGAAGGCCCAGAACTGGTACAAGAACATGTCAATGGGCCGTGACCCCATCGGACTTGCCGATGTGCTTATCACGCACCACTACCACCACGATAAGATGAGTGACTGGGGTGCGTGCCACTGGCGACAGACCCCGGCGCTCGACGGTGGATCTGAGTATTTCCGCCAGTCTACCGGCGAGTACTCAGTGTCTGGAATGCTGAGCTTCGCGATGTACCCGGAAGCCCGGTACATGGACGAGCAGGTTCTCCGCTAGTCACAACAAAATAGCCCCGCTGGATTTCTCCAGCGGGGCTTTTTCACGCTCGATTACTGCTGAGCGTCTGGTAGTTTACCTGTCGAGGGTAGTTGCTTGCTTGGGCGCTTCTTTCCCTCTGTGCGCTTCCTGGCACGAGCAGCACGGTCCTCGCGAGCAGCGAAATAGGCATTCACAGCGTTGGCGCTGGACCGACTCCTCCAGGAGAACCCACAGTCATTGCAATCTACCACGCGAGCGGTTGTCCACCGTCCACCCTCGGGCAGATCAATTACTCGGGTTGACAGGCGGCTCGTGCGCGCGGAGCAGTACGGGCACTGCGGGAATCGGCCTCGCCGGACCTCGTTACCTTCGGAGTTGACAGAGAGGGTGCGGCGAATTTCGTTCTCGTCTCGTGCCCCCCAGACCCCCCAGATTTCCTTGTTCTCTAGTGCCCACTGGATGCAGTCCTTGCGTACGGGGCAGGAGAAGCAAAGATTCTTGGCCGCATATTTGTCGTGCACATCTGCGGAGAAGAAGGCCTCCTGGAGGTGTGCGTTCTCAGGCTTGGCGCAGGCTCCGTCAATCTGCCAGTCCAGCCCGCCGTTGTCTCTAGCCACGAGCAGACACCTCCACCCAGGTTATGGGGAGGGCTTTTTCTACGTAGTCGCCATAAAATGTTTCTCCCGTGGCATCAGACACGGTCAGAGTCTCTTCCTCGTCAATACGCCCGGCGTATCCTTGAGATATAAATGAATAGCTGATCACTCGGAATCCGTCTCCAATTCCGTCTACGATGCCGCTGCGTTGGAGGGAGGAGGCCAGCGCGCGGCGTACAACCTCGATCTCCAAGTCAACGTGTTCTATTGTGTAGTAAATAATGTTGGCGGGGTCAACGGGCTCAAAAGCCTCGCCGTCCCACTCTTGCCAGAGGCTTTCGCCTTTTCGTGAGAGGTGCATTTGTACTTTCTTAGTTTTGAGGTACGAACTATTACTAGTATAATGGACATTGTATAATATGGCTGTAGGTTTGGCATAAAAAGTTGACTTTTTTCAAAATTAGTGGTACAACGCAAAAAAGCCACACCCAAACGGGTGTGGCTTCTCTGTTTCAACTCTAGCTGATGCGCTTTTCCAGCACATTCGGCTGATAGTGCGTGCCAATAAGCTCGGGCATGCGCCCGTCAGTGGACGTGACGATGATGTCTCCGGACCGAATCGCGACAATCTTGCCGACTCGACCGTTGTGGATCACACCCTGCTGCCCGGTATATCCGTCCACCTTCACCCGAACGACATCATTCACCGAGAGTTCTCCGCGAACGGCCTCCACCCAGGTCTGATCCGACTCCTCAACGAGAGCGATCCCCCGTGAAACTTTGGAGAACACCTCATAGACCTCCTCCGAGATGTTGTCTGGAATTTCAACATCTCGCGTCAGTTCCAGGAGATCAAGTACTCCCATGCCCACGTCCACGCGAATCTTGGACCGTGTAAACTGATCGCGGACCCATTCGTTACTGATCTTACTCATTTATATTGCCTTTCAATTTTAGAGCCTGCTCTAGTTGGTATGGATTTTTGACGGCCTCGGCGTAGGAGATTCGCTGCCTCTCTGCCAGAGTCCAGCGCTCACCCGGAGTCATTACCTCGATCTCGGTAGCCAGGAAGTTCCAGCCATCGAGGACTCGGCTCTCCCGCCACTCAGACACCACAGGGATCCCAAGGGCGAGCGCCTGGGCAAACCGGTGTGACCACCACGTGACCCCGTTCCGCTGTGGCGCAAGAATTACGCCAGCAGCTTTGCTCATGGACTCTGCAACATCCATGTCTCCCCAAGAGTTGAGGAACCGCATACGTGCAACCGGACGGATGAGGTTGACGGTTGTGGCCGTAGACCATCGCCCTTTGGGGTTGTCAATAAGCCACCCAGTAGAGAACAGTCTTCCCGAAGAGGGTGGTACTGACGTGTCCTTAATCAGCGGGAAATCGAAATTCACGCCTAGTACATCCGGGGTCACACTCTTCTGGAGGGCACCGAGAAGCAGCGGGCTCGCCCAAGGGAGTTCTGGGTAGAGAGTTGTAGGCCATTCCTCGTCTAGCAGCCGCTTGACGGTGCCCAGGAGGCGCGCAAACACCTCTCGGGTACTCGCTACTGCATAACCCTTTCGCGCCTTGTAGAACGGCTTGGTGAGGCTCTCCGGCGTCTTTACGATGGAGCGCAGACTGTGTCGGATAAGTTCCGGATTCGGCGCATCGATAAAGAAGCTGAGGCGGGGATCATCAAATAGGTGGTTGATAGCGTTGAGCGCACCATACGCTCGATTGGCTGCGATGCTGGTGACCGGAGCCATACCAACAAGAATTGCATCGTACTTGTCGAAGAAGTCTGCCGACCACTCCACATCCGGCTCAAGCCAATCCACGTCGTGCTGTTCCGCTATCAACTGCGCACGCACGGTCGCGGCGAAACTGAGGGTGGCACTCGTGGCTGAGGCCTGTGAGGATGTCATTCCAGTGATTAGAATGTTACTCATTAGTGTCCAGTGTTAGTGTCTTGAGGGGATACGCCGAGAACCGGCAGCCACGAATGACTGCCGGTCCTCAACTAGATGCCGCTTAGAACGGCGGTGCTGCGATGGGCGGAGCAGCGGCAGGAGCCGCGCCAGCCCAAGGGGACTCGGCTGCCGGAGCAGGCGGTGCGGGAGGCGCAGCGGGCACGCCAGCCGGTGCCGGAGCAGGGGCCGGTGCGGGAGCCGGAGCAGGGGCCGGTGCGGCGGCAGCAGTGGTAGGCTGGAACGTGACCCCTGCACCCGAGGCGGGTGCGTAGAGATCGATGTTGTTCTTGTCCTGACCCTGGTACTTCCGGATCACAACCTTGCCCTTGAACGGGCGGTTGACCATCGCTGCCGCGATCTGCTCGTTGGACGGACCCTGCTGGAGATAGTCAGTCGTGAGCCCAAGGGCCGTGAGCTTGCGGAAGAAGAACCCCATGGCCGTCTTGCTCTCCGGGCTGACAACGAGGTTGTCCCAGAGGAGACGCCCCTTGCTTGCGCCGGTCTGGACCTCGGCCTTGACCTTGAACATGACCTTGCCGGTGCCGCTCTCGCCAACGGTGGCCTCGGTGATCTTGAGGTCGTAGTCGCCCTCGGGAAGTGCGGAGTAGTCTCCAGAGGTGCCCGCGTCTGCTACGAGTTCGCCCCAGTTGAGTGTGCTCATTTTATTTAGTTCCTTACTAGTGTTTTTGTTGTTTGGTGTGTAGAGTTGTTGCTAGACGGCGGGAGCCGCTGGAGGAGCAGATACGGGGCCGAAGATGTTGTTCAACATCTGCTCGACGCCCATCTGGTCCTGTGGAACTACGGCACCGAGCCTGCCCTGCACTCGCTCACCGGCTTCCCACTGGTTGGTCCGTTCCACATACATCTGCCGCGTCTTGAATGCGGCCTTTGTGGGGTCGGGGTTGGGGTGTTCCTCGACGGTAATCGCGCCAAGGATGTCGTAGAAGTAGGGAGCCTGCACTGCAAGCTGGCCCTGCAAGTACGGACGGTATCGACCATCGGTGTCCTTCCGCGCCATAGCTGTCAGCACGATGGCCTCTAGCGGAGCGGTCGGGTGCATGGTCAAATCGCGGAGGTCTCGAAGGAGACCACCCATGCGGCGGAGAACTTCGCCCCACTGCTGCATCTTGATCTGCTCATTCCCAGCAAGCTTGACGAACAGCTTGTCCTGCAACTCTGAGATGGAGTCGATGATCAGAGACTTGAACTGGTGGTTGCCCAGTCGAAGATACTCGTAGGCCTTGAGAACTGTGTCGTACTCGTTGACGAGCACAACGCACGTGTCCCAGGTACCATCAGCAACCGGAGGAGCCTCACGCAGCGGATCCCAGTACTTGACGTTGATCGGCAAGAACCGGTGGCCCCCCTCCACGTCCAGCATCAGACGCGGATATGGTGCCGTCACTGCGAAAGTGGATTTGCCCACCTTCGACTCTCCGTATACCATCATTGTGAGCGAGCGCATCATTTCTGCCACTAGCTTTCACTTCCTTTCTTTTCTTCTGGAACCCCGTAGTAGTCGTAGGGGTCGCCCACGCGGTACAGGTCTGTAATCGCATCTTCGACAGCGGAGCCATCGTCTACCATGGGGCAGATTGCGTAAAATGAGCACTTCCATGTGCAGTCTCGGGAGGCTGTGGGATATGCCACAAGAGCGGGATTCGCTCCACCGTCGAGCGCGGTCTTCACAGCCATCAGGTCGCCTACCACCCCGTGGATCCGCTGCCAGAATGACCGGAGCGTGAACACGTTGTGGTGAACTTCGTACTGCTGGTAGAATGGCGGGCGAGCGTTTGCTGTACGCTTGACTTTCTTGAGGAGAGTGAAGATGCCGCCCTCGCTCCGCTCACCCTCTTTGTTCTGGGCCTGCTCCAGGAGCATGTAGGTCATGATCTGCTCGTTGAGGTGGGCAGTCGCAGAGAACTGGTCGAATGATCCGCCGACAGTTTTGAAGTCGCGGAACATCCGAACACCATCTCCAAGACGGCGCACGCGCATGTCGAGCTTGCCCTGCAACTCCACAGAGCCATCGAACATCGGCATCGAGATAATCTCCTCGGTGGAGATCATTTCGAGGTCAGCGTCGATACCCTCTTCGGACACCCACTCCAGGTAGCCCTCAAGCATGATGCGCCCGAGTTCACCTTCGGACTCCAACTCCTCAGTGTTGAGCCATGCAGCCAGTGCCGCGTCCTTGTCTGTGGCAAGCAGCTTGGCGTACGCCTCCAGAAGCGGGGTCTCAGTCGAGTAGTACTGATCTAGCGCCTCGTGGACACGAGAGCCCAGCGCCAGCGGCCCGACGACCTTGATCTTTTTCGGCTTGAGTCTGCGGTAGTAGGTGAACCACCACTTGCGCCGACACTCCTTGAACGTCTGGATCTCAGAGTTCGAGACCTTGTATGCCCCGTTGATCATGCCTGTCACTTTGCCCCCTTATCATCCTTGAGCAGCTTGAGAAGCTGGTCCTTGTCTCGGACAACCTCTTCGAAGTTGCCGCCCTTGGAATCGAGCACTTGCACAACACGATCTTCAATGGTATTGTCGGTCATGTAGTCCATAATGATGATGCTGTCATGGACCTCAGAACCAATACGATGAACACGGTCGTTGACTTGTTTATCGTCTACGAGCGACCAAGGACGCTGGAGACGAATAAGCCGACGAGCAGCCGTCAAGGTGATGCCTACTCCACCGGCTTGCGCCGTGAAGAGAATCCACTTGGTTCGACCCGCTTGAAAATTTGCAACAGCATGTTGGCGAAGTTCTTCGCTGACATCCCCGGTGACCAGCCCGTGAGGGATGCTCTCCTTCGTAAGTCGAGCACTAAGGAGGTTGATCAATTGAGAAGACACAGCAGAGACGGCGATAGAATCGTCACCGAAGTCACCATGCTTCATGTCATCAATCAGCGCATCGATCTTACTCGACGGCTCCGTGAGCGTGGTCTTGACTGCACCCGTGTCTTCGTCAACATCTACGTAAGCAAAGGAGCTTGCGAACTGGAGAAGACGCTGAGTTTGCGTGAGCGAGCTAGGGGCGGTCATGTATGTACCATCCTCCAACTCTGCAATCATGCTGTCTCGCATCTGTCCGTACGCTTTCTTTTGTTTGGCAGACATCTCGGTGTCACGTCGTTCGTGCATGATCTCGGGGAGATTAGGCAGTACGACCGCCTTGAGCATCCTACGCATGCGTGGATTGACCGACGCGTAGAACTCGGTAGACATCTCTGCCTTGACACCCATTGCAACCATGCCACCAAAGGTGTTCATCATCACATCCACCATCCGGTCGATCCAGCGTGTCTTGCTGGGGTATTCGAGAGGATCAAGCCAGTGAAGAATAGACCAGAGGTCAATTACGTCACGGGCAATCGGGGTGCCGGTCATGGCGAAACGAATATCCGCATCTCCAGTGGCAGCCCACAACGCACGCGTCTGCTTGCTCTTGGGGTCCTTGGAACGGTGGATCTCGTCAGCCACAACAGCCTTGAAATCAATCTTGTTCAGTTCTCCAGGGTGCTTCTCACACTGGGACTCCGTAACTTTCTCGTCCAGTCCGCCGTGAGCCACACACTTTTTCAGTGCGATGGATCCGTACGGGGCCAGCGAGGAGTGGAATCGGAGCGACTCCCAGTTCATGATCAGTACCTCAGCAACGGGCTCGTCCTCGATAGGCTCGATGAACGGTGCGAACTGCTTGCGGCGCTGTACTGCGGTGCCCCGGATGACCTGGATGTTGAGTCCGGGCCACCACTGATCAAATTCGCGTTGCCAGTTGCTTTTTAGAGTGTTAGGGCATACGATGAGGATCGGAAATACATTCTCCCCATCGTTGTGGAGCTTGCGAAGCGAACGAATCGCCTGCGCAGTCTTGCCGAGCCCTGGCTCGTCCGCAAGTAGAGCACGGCGAGCCGTGGTGAGAAACTCAACCCCTGCTCGCTGGTGCGGGAAAAGGTCTTCGTCTCCACCGGGAAAGTCCAGTGCCTCACGAATGAGGTTGGACGGGTCGATGCGTTGGTTCTTTTCGTCTTGCGCCCAAGCCCACAGGCCCGGACCAATCTCAAGCTGCTCACGGAACGTGGAGCGGAGAGAGAGGCAGGCGGTATAGGATACCGGCAGACGCCAGAGACGATCTTTTACGTTGTATCCCGCACCCGGGAGAGTCTTACAGAGGTCCTTGTAGCGCATGTCTGCATTGATGATAATTTGCTTGGTAGAGTCGTCAAGTTCAACAACAACTGTCACGGTCTAGCCTCTTGCTTTCATTTCGTATAAGTACATACTAACAGAGATTTTGATCAATCCCCTGTAGGTTTGGCAAACTTTATTGAAGAAGTTTTGCCGGGGGCCATCCGGACTTGACCATGAAGAGTAGGCCATGTCGGATAGCGTCTAGAGCGTGCCCCGCGCCGCCCCTGTGCCAATAGCCAACCTTTTGGAGGGCGGGATTGGGAAACATTTTCTTGGCGTCAGCGGGCGTCTGGAAATTGATATCGTCCGGACCCATACCCGCGTCCATCATCAACTGCCTGAGAATGCCGATGTGCTCCAGGCTATAGGGTGCCTGAGAATTTTTGGCGGTAGCTACGGTGATGATGAAGCTTTCACACACCACTTTGCACTCCGGGTAGTTTGACAGCGCCCATCTAATAATTGGCGCAAACGTCTCCAGCGTCACCTCCCACGAGTGCATGAGAACAGGGTCTTCCCCTGCCGTCCAGGACCAGAAGGAGATGCCGGTAGCTTTCCCCGGGTCAACGGCGAGAACGTGTATGCTGCCTAGGTTCTGCTTCATTTTACTTTCCGGAGGTAGTCTATTGCCGACTGCAACAGGGTTTCGTCATCTTGAAAATTGCCCACGCCTACGTTGCACTTGTGACAGAGCAGCCCTCTAAACTTTCCAGTATCGTGGTCGTGATCGACTGCCAACCGAGGTTCTTCTCCGGACAAAAACTTACCGCCCGGTCGAGTGATGCGGGTCTCTGGGAGCTTGCAGATAGCGCACACATTGTTCTGTTCTGCGAGTTGCTCATGGTATTCTTCGAAAGAGATGCCATAGATATTCTCCAAGCGCCACTTGAGAACACTGTCGCGCTTGCCTCGTCTCTGACAAGGCACACACTGAGAGCGGTGTCCTATTTTGTATCGAGGATCCTTATCAAAGTCGGTCAAAGGCTTTTCTATCTTACAGGTTGAACAAATCTTCATTTTTGATATTTCACCCCCCAATTGGCAAACGGACCCTCAACTCCGGAGGTAAGCGGAATGGCCCAGCCCTCGGTTGTGGTCATGCACTCCTGCACAAGAACCATCATGTCTTCGGCCTCATCCTTCGGAGCCTGCATAACGATCTCGTCATGCACGGGGACGACCATGTACTCGGTAAGCCCGGCCTCATCCAGCTTGACAAGGTTCTGCTTGAAAATCTCAGCGGCAGAGCCCTGGACAAGGTAGTTGGTGAGGCTGTAAACACGGTCGGAGTCACAGGGGAGACGGCGTCCGGTGCGTGTCTGCACATAACCCTCGCCCTCAGACTTGAGACGGCGCATGCCCACGTCCTCAATAGCCTTCTGGAGCATCTTGACACCCGGGTAGTTGGAATCGAACGCGGTAACTACGTCCCGCATAACCTGGGTGGTGACACCAGCCGTGATAGCCATCTTGTCCACTCCGGCACCATACAGCTTGCCGTAGACAACACCCTTGATCAGGCCACGTCGGGGATCCGACTTCTGGAGGGTGTCGTCCGCGTAGACTTGACGCATGATGTCAGTGAACACGTCACCGCCCGTGCGGTCAGCCTCGTGGAAGAGCTTGATCAGCGAGGGGTCCTGAGACAGGGCTGCGGTGATCCGGAACTCAACCTGATCGAGGTCCGATGCAATAATGACATGGTCCTCGTCCTTGGGGATGAACGCGCGACGCACCACAGGGTCCTTAGACGGGAGAGTCTGGAGGGCCGGGTCTGTGATGCTCATGCGCCCCGTTCGTGCCGCCAGCGTCCGTATGGAGGGGTGTAGGATGCCATTCTGGTTCTTAGTCAGGAAGTTAGAGAAGTAGCTACTCGCCAGCTTGTCCGACTTGCGCTGCTTGAGCACGGCGTCTGCCAGATACTTAGTCTCCGCGTTGCCGTCTCTCATCAGGATCTGGAGTTGGTCCGCTGTCATAGACTTCTGCCCAGTCTTGGTGGTTTCCGTGATTTCGGCACCCATCTTCTCAAACTGACGAATCAACTGCACGTTGCTCGTAATGGAGAGCCCGCCGTACGTGGCTTTGGCCCAGTCCTTGACTTCCTGGGTGAACTTGGTAAGCTCATCCAGCTTGATCTGTGAGTACTCCAGGTCCACGCGGGCACCATTGAGTTCCATCTGAGTGGCGATCTTGCGCGTGGCAAGCTCCAGTTCGTAGGCAATGCTGTACGCACCACCCGGCTGGCAGTCCTTCCAGAAGTGGTCGAGCATTAGCCGATTGGTAATGACCGTGTCAAGCGCGCCATAGGTCCAATACGGCTCATAGTCTACGGGAATCGTGCCCCAAGTCCAGCCGTTCTTGCTCTTGGCCTCGTCCAGAGTCCCTTGCAGAGCAGCAGAGCGTGGGTCGATCAGGCGCGCAGACAGCGGCTTGAGCCCAGCGGGTGCGAGCGGGTTAATTACCTGAGCCATGATCATGGTGTCATGGGCGTTGTGCCATGGCAGCTTCCACTCAGACTGAATCGCAAACCACTTGGCCTCAAAAGCAATATTGTGGAAAGCCACCTTGCCCTTGTAGGGTTTCATGGCCTGGTAAAACACACCCTTCCACGAGTCCCACGGGATTGACCAGCCCTGCATCG